TTATTGGTAAAGGTGGTGAAGGTGGTTGGGGTTTTTCTACTGGGCCTACGGCTGGTGGTCCTGCAATTAGCGTAACTGCTTCAGGTGTAACTATTACAAATAGCTCTGGCGCTTACATTGCTGGAGGCGGTGGCGGCGGTGGAGCATACTCAGACTATAGTAACCCAAGTGATGCTCACGCTGGCGGTGGCGGTGGCGCTGGTGGCGGCAAAGGTGGTAGAGGAAGAATAAATCAGGGCTATTGGCAACAAGGTACTGGTGGAATATTAAACGCATCAGGTGGTGCTGGTGGTAACGGCTCTGGTGGCGCTGGCGGTGGTGCTGGCGGTGCTGGTGGTGGTCACCAAGGAGGAGGTGGCGGTGGTGGGCGTATACTGCCAGGCGTTGGTGGTGGAGGCGGTAATTCCGCAGGAGATGGTGGTTCAGCAGGAAATGCTGGAGTTTCTGGTGGTCCTTATGTCTTTAGCCTTGCAGGAGGTGGAGGCGGCTGGGGTGCTGCTGGCGGTCTTGGTGGCGGTCGTTACGGAGGAGCCGCAGGAGGCGCAGCAATTTCAGGAACATCAAGAACACTAAACAATAGTGGCACAATATACGGATCAACATAATGCCTTTAGTACCTTTAGATTTACCAGCAGGATTTTACCGAAACGGCACAGATTACGAAGGGTCTAATCGTTGGCGTGACGGTAGTTTAGTCAGATGGCTAGATGGCTCTATGCGTCCTATTGGTGGTTGGGAAGCTAGAAAGAACGGCTTTACTAAAAATCCAGTAAGAGGAATGCATGCTTGGCAAGATAACAATGGCACGGCTTGGCTTGCAGGCGGTAGCTTCGATGAATTATCTGTAATGACAGGCGCAGGCGTTGCCTACGATATTACGCCAGATGATTTAGCAGGCGGCAGAGAAAGTGCAGCAGTTAATACTGGTTACGGTTTTGGGTATTATGGTCAGGATTATTACGGAAACCCTAGACCCGTAAACAGTGATAGCATTCCGCAAGAGGCAAGCACTTGGCAGTTAGATAACTTCGGTCAAAACCTCATAGCATTACATCAGGATGATGGCAGATTATTTGAGTGGCCTTTATCTACAACTACTGGTTCTGAGCTAGTTACCAATGGCACATTTGCAACTGATGCAAACTGGAATAAAGGCGTTAACTGGTCAATAGCAAATGGCTACGCTTCCTACGCACAACACAAAGCAACTTTTGCCACAGATAATACTGTTATTGGTACGCAAACCTTTGCAGTGACAGTTGTTAACGTAGGCGGTCAGAATAAATATGCTTTCAATGGCGCTGTAGCGCCTGTCTTATCGCTTGTGAGAGGCGTAACGTATACTTTTGATATGAGCGACAACTCTAACAGTGGACACCCTCTAGCTTTTAAGAATGGCTCTACGGCATATACGACAGGAGTGACAACAACAGGCACGGCAGGAGCGGCAGGAGCAAGTGTTGTTATAGCAGTAGACGCCGCTGCCCCTGCTTCTGGTTTGCTGTATTATTGTACGGTTCATGGTAACGCGATGGGCGCAGCAATTACTACAAGCGCAAATACAGCACCTATAAATTATTCTACTGAAACAATTACAGCAACGGCGCATGGATTTTCTAACGGAAATGAGGTTACTTACACTGTGCCAACAGGACAATCGGCAATAGGCGGTTTAACTTCTGGCACAAATTACTTTGTAGTTTCTGCGGCAACAAACAGTTTAAAATTAGCGGCAACATCTGGTGGTGCAGCAATAAATCTAACTGCACCCTTATCTGTCACAATAAACGGTAGTAGCGGTTCGGTTGTGGTTTTGGCTAGTAATAAAATAGTAATTTCTAATACATTTACGAACGGTGATAAGGTTGTTTATTCTAACGGAAATGGAACTGATATAACGGGTTTGGTTAACGGTACAGAATATTTTATTGTTGGCGCTAGTTCATCTGAGTTTCAGCTTGCAGCAACGTCAGGTGGCGCAGCAATAGCACTCACAGCATTAGGCACTGGAACAGCCCACAGTTTTACCAAGCGTTTAGGCGCAACGCATCAATTAGCATTAGTAAGCGTTATAACAGCTACTGTTTTTGATCAAACGGTAAGTGGTTTGGTTGTAAGCCCAGATAGCCAAGATAGCCATGATTTAGAAATAACACTAATTGATAGAAATGATGATGGTGATCCTTCCACAATACCTAATGTGAAAGTTAAAGTTACTGGCACAACTACAAGTACGGTAAACATAAATCAGACGCTTGTAGTTGGATCAAATATATTTAGATTTGGCGCAACGGATGCCGCTGTTAAAATAGAAATAATACCACAAGTATATAATACTCCAAATTTTGATATTGATAACGTATCTTTAAAGAAAAGAACTGTTACCGCGCCAATCGCAAACGCACCAATCGACAATAAGGGTATGGTTGTAACAGAAGAGCGTTTTATCTTTGCATTAGGTTCTGGCGGCAATAGTCGCCGTGTGTCTTGGTGTGATAAAGAAAACAATACAGTCTGGACGCCAAGTGCAACAAATGAAGCAGGAGATATTGAGTTAGCTACGGCAGGACAGATAATGCAGGGCATAAGGGGCCGTGGCGTTACACTGATTTTAACTGACACAGATGCTCACGTTGCACAGTATATCGCGCCACCTTATGTGTATTCATTTCAAAGAATTGGAACGCATTGCGGAGCAGTTTCTAGGCTTTCTGCGGTGGCTGTTGATCGTGGTGTATTTTGGTATGGGCAAGAGAACTTCCATTATTTCGATGGTAACACGGTGCAAACGTTAAAATGCGATGTACATGATTACGTCTTTGGTGATTTTAACAAGGATCAACAATCTAAAGTTTGGGGTATGTCCGTTGGTTCTGAGGACGAAATCTGGTGGTTTTATTGTTCTGCATCTTCAACCGAAATAGATAGATATGTTGGCTATGATGCAGCAGAAGGTCATTGGCTTATTGGTAATTTATCAAGAACGTCAGGCGTAAGCAGAGGTGTATTTGCTCATCCGTTTATGGCAGGCGAACTAGCAGAAACATTAGATATTGATGTAAGTGTCGTAAATGATGGTGGTAATAAATATGCGTTTAATACTTATTTGGGTTATGCGCCAACATTACAATTAATCAGAGGCAAAACTTATAAATTCAAACAAGATGCAACAAGCAATGCAACGCACCCTTTTAGATTTTCTACGCAACCAAACGGAACGCATGGCGGTGGGGTAGAATATACAGAAGGTGTTACGAAAGTAGGAACGGCAGGACAGGCAGGCAGCTATACGCAAATAGTGGTTGGGGCTAATACGCCTACTTTGTATTATTATTGCGTTAATCACTCTGGTATGGGGTCAACAGCAAATGTTGTAGAGCCAGTAAGTATATTCAACCATGAGTATGGGCATAACTACGACAGCCAACCTATATTCTGCGAAACCAGTAGTATTAGTATTGGTAACGGCGATCAGATAGCCAAAGTTACTGAGGTTATACCAGATGAAAAGACGCAAGGTGATGTTAACCTTAAATTTAAAACACGGTTTAATCCTAACGATGTAGAGCGTGAATATGGTGCATATAACCCAAGCAACCCTACGTCAGTACGGTTTTCTGGTAGGCAAATCCGCATGAGAGTTGAAGGTGATCAAAATGTGGATTGGCGTGTGGGTACAATGCGCTTAGATGTAAAAGCAGGGGGCAGACGGTAATGCCAGTTACACCTCCTATTCTTGGTGAAGATTTACGACAGTGGGGCAGGCAGCTTAATCTGTTTCTAAGCAGAAACTTAGGTAAGTTATACTTTAAAACTAGTGACGATAACCCTAGCGAAAACGGTATATTTTTATGGGATGAAGATAAGAACTATCCTGTTGTTTCAGCGCAAAACGCATTTAAGCAGATTGCAATGAAGCAAACCACGCCTAGTTCTAGTGTTGGTGCGGCAGGCGATGCGGCAGGAATGATAGCTTGGGATACGTCTTATATTTATATTTGTACTGGCACACATAACGGTAGTGCAGCAATTTGGAAGAGGGTAGCATTGTCTACATATTATATGG